GTGAATGATTTTATTTGAAACTATAAGATGGCGTAATTTCCTCAGTACAGGTAACTATTTCACAGAAATAAATCTTAATAAAGCTGCAAATACTCTAGTTATTGGAACCAATGGTGCTGGTAAAAGTACAATGCTTGATGCATTGTGTTTTGGTCTATTTGGTAAACCTTTCAGAAAGATTAATAAGCCTCAGTTATTGAATACTATTAATCAAAGAGATTGTTTGGTAGAGATTGAGTTCAAACTGAATCATAAACAATATAAGATTATTCGTGGAATCAAGCCTAATGTATTTGAGATTTATCAAGATGATGTTTTATTGAACCAGAATGCTGCTAATAGAGACTATCAAGATTTTCTTGAAAGATTTATTCTCAAGCTTAATTTCAAGTCATTTACACAGATTGTTATTCTTGGATCAGCATCATTTACACCATTCATGCAATTGACTGCTGCTGATAGAAGATCCATTATTGAAGATTTGTTGGACATTCAGATTTTTTCAACAATGAATAGTATTCTAAAAACAAAAGTTGTTGATAATAAAGATATGACAGAACAATCAAAATTATTGATTGAATCATGTACAGATAAAATAAATATGCAGAAAAAGTTCATTGAGTCAATGAATCAAAATGAAAAAGATTTGATTGTCTCATATGAAAAAGAGATTGCTAACAATAATGTTGAGATAGAAAAGATAAATGCCTCTATCAGTAAAACAACACAAAATATTGAAGAACTTCTTGGAAGAATCACAGACAAAGAAACAGTCAAAGATAAGTCCAAGAAGTTGGCTCAATTTGAAGCAAGCATTGAAGGTAATCTTTCAAAGCATAAAAAGACTCTTGAGTTTTTTCAAAATAACGACAATTGTCCGACTTGTAGGCAAAGTATTCAACAACAATTCAAAACAGAACAAATAGAAGCACAAAATAATAAAATTGTTGAATGCGAGACAGCACTAGAAGATATTGAAAAGAAAATAACTGCGGTCAATACAAGAATCAATGAGATTGATAATCTTGTCAAATCAATCAATGATCTTCAGTCCAAAGTAACTTCCTTCAATACATCAATAACAGAAATAAACAAGTTCAATACAAAGTTGAATGAAAAGATAGGTGTATTAAAGAAAGCAAGTAAGATAAATACAAAGGAAGAGATCAAGCTTGAAGAATTAAAGAATGAACAGAAAGAACTTGAAGATAAACTGAAAACACTTATTGAGCAGAAAAACTATCTGGACGTTGCATCTGTTCTTTTGAAAGATTCAGGAATCAAGACAAAGATTGTTCGGCAATATCTTCCTATAATAAACAAGTATGTCAACAAATACTTGGCTTCTATGGACTTTTTTGTTAATTTTAATCTTGATGAATCATTTAAAGAAACTATAAAGTCAAGACACCGTGATGAATTCAGTTATGAATCATTTTCCGAAGGTGAAAAACAACGTATAGATATGTCATTGATGTTGACATGGAGAGCTATAGCAAAACTCAAGAATTCCACAAATACTAATCTATTGATATTGGATGAAGTGTTTGATTCTTCATTAGATAATTCAGGAACCGAAGAATTGATGAAGATATTGCATATGTTGAATGATGTTAATCTGTTTGTTATATCTCATAAAGGTGATATATTACAAGACAAGTTTTCTAATGTAATTAGATTTGAGAAAGTACAAAACTTTTCAAGGATGGTAAAATGAATGAAGAAGTATTAGTTATTAATACAGATCCTAGAGAATCTGTTAAAAATTATGATCCATTACCGCTATATGATGATAATCATTATCTTTTAGGATTGAAAATGCCATTATTTGATTTCAACAATCCGCCCATGGATCCTGTTGAATTAGCTGGTAGATTAAAAGTAACAATGAAATTGTATGATGGATTAGGATTATCTGCAAATCAATGTGGATTACCTTATAGAGTATTTGTTATGACACCGGATTTTATCTGTTTTAATCCAGAAATTAAAGGAATAAAAGATAGTTCCAATAAAGAAAAGGAAGGTTGTCTGTCATTTCCTGGTTTGTTTTTAACTATTGACAGAGCAACTGAAATTGCTGTAGAATATCAGAATGCATCTGGAAGAACTATGCAACATACATTCAGTGGTGTAACTGCTCGTATATTCCAACATGAATTAGACCATATGAATGGTATTAAGTTTATTGATCGTGTAGGTAAAGTATCATTAATGACTGCTAAAAGAAAGCAGGAAAAACTTATCAAGAGAATATCAAGACAAGGAAAAAGATAATGTCTTTAAAAGAAAGCGTTGTATTTGACAATTTGATAGGCAAGTCTGAGAAAGTATCTATTATTGACAAGCTTGGTATTGAACAAGGTGAAGTAGAAGATACGCCTGATCAAGAATGGAAGAAACATTGGAAAGGCATGCCTGAATTTGAACAGGAGGATAAAAAGACATATAAGACAGTCTATGTTCATTTTAGGAATAAAGAAGATTATGAAGAATTTGCTAAGTTAATTGGACAGAAACTCACTATGAAAACCAAGAGTATCTGGCATCCAGCTTTAGATCGTGAAGCAAATTCTTTGTTGAGATGGATTGAAGATGAAAATTCTCTTACCAGTTAAAATTGATAATGAAGGTGATTTTTTTAGTTCTATTGTTCCAGGTGGAATAGAAAAATTCTCAAAAGAGTTATATAATTTATTTCCTGATGTTTTTATTCCTATTGAAATAACAAAAGAGATTAGAAGTCATCAAGCAACAGGAAAAGTATTCAAAAAAGCTATTGAAAAGTATGTTCCTGATGCTGTTCTCAGCAATGAAGTAGATCCTACTTTCACAAAGTTCTTTCAAAATTATAATATACCGTTGATGTGGATCGTTCATCGTCAATTAAGTAGAGATTCTGTTCTACTTAAACTCATACCTAATTTTAATAGCATAATGAAAAATGATGCTCATGTTTATTTTGTAAGTGAGAATCAATATCATTTTCATGATGAAATGTTTAAAAGAATATCTGGTTCTGGGATAAATGGGATAAAAGGATATATAAATCCTTCATATGTTGATAAAGACTTTAAAGTTAAGTCTGAGCATCAATATGATTGTTGCACAATAGGACGGAATGATTTTGTTAAAGATCCGTTTTGGGTTCATAGAAAAGCAAAAGGTACTGGATTATCCAGTATTGTTATTACAGGATCATTAAGATCAAAAAAAGAATTTCAAAAAGAATATTATGAAAAGAATCTTAATTGGCAGAATCCACAATATACGGTAAGAGACTTGCCTTATGTTGATGTTATTGATAAAATGAGTAGTTCAAAAGTATTTGTGGCTACTTGTTATTTTGAATCATGGGGAATAGCTGCAATGGAAGCTTTATCATGTGGTTTGCCTTTGCTTATTGTGACAGATATAAGAGGTAATCATTCCAGTATAGGTATAGCAAGTAATAGTAATGAGTATTTGAAGATACGAAAGAATGCAAATTCTAAAGAGTTTAAGGAAAAGATTTTAAAGTTATCTGAAATCAGTTATGAGCAGAGATTAGAAATAGCTGAGAATGCAAAAAATAAGCATAGTAAAGAGAACTTTAAGAAACAGATTGAAGAAATGATTGATAGAAGAATGACACAAAAAGAGAATAGAATTATATCATTACCTTCATTGGAGAGATTTTTCAATGACTAATCCGAAATATCCTTTATATATTGTATCAAAAGGAAGATATGATACAATGATTACATCAAGATCATTATCAAGGATGAAAGTACCACATCATATTGTTATAGAACCACAAGAGTATGAAAAGTATGATAATGCACTTGATGTATTCAATATTCGTAAATATGTTACATTAGTTGTTGCCCCATTCAGTAATCATGGTGATGGTTCTGGAAGAGCAAGAAACTTTGCATGGGATCATTCTATTTCATTAGGTGCTGAGAAACATTGGGTGATGGATGATAATATCAGTGATTTCTATAGACTACATCAAAACAAGAGAATTCGTGTAGAATCTGGTATTATCTTTAAGATTGCAGAAGATTTTATTGATAGGTATGAGAATGTTCCTGTATCTGGATTCCAATATAGATTCTTTATTGCTCCTAATCAGAAGTATCCGCCTTATGTGAAAAACACAAGAGTTTATTCATGTATGTTGATTCAAAATGATTGTCCACATCGTTGGCGTGGTAAATATAATGAGGACGTTGATCTTTGTATCAGAGTATTAAAAGGTGGTGATTGTATCATTCAGTTTAATGCATTTCTACAAGGAAAAGCTGCAACACAGTCTGTAAAAGGTGGAAACACCAATGAGATTTATCATGCAGAAGAAGGAAAAGCTGGACATACAAATCCGACAGGTACCGCAGATAAATCACAGATGTTAGCTAATATGCATCCAGATGTTGCAAGAGTTGTATGGCGTTATGGAAGAGTTCATCATTATGTTGATTATCGTCCATTTAGGAACAATAAGTTGAAATACAAGAAAGATATTGTCATTCCTGAAGGTGTAAATAATTATGGAATGAAGCTAATAACTGATTATAAACAACAACTTAGCGAAAGTTGACAAAATAATCTGTCTGTTATATAATAGAAATATATTATATTAAGTAGGATGGACATGGATTTTACTGTTAATTCTAAATCACAGTTAGCCAAGCTGATGGCTACTGAAAATATTCATGTAGTTCATAACGGAAAACAACAAACTGCATCATTTAATCTGGAAAGTAGGACTTTGATGTGTCCTATTTGGAAAGAAATGGATGGGTTTTTGTATGATCTTATTATGGGTCATGAGATTAGTCATGCATTGCATACACCTGCTGAAGGTTGGCATGATGCGGCTACAAAGAATGGTAAAGGTTATCGTCATTTTCTTAATGTTATTGAGGATGCCCGTATTGAGAAATTGATCAAACAAAAGTATCCTGGTCTGAAGAAGTCTTTTGTTCTTGGATATAAAGATTTGATTAGTCGTGATTTCTTTGGTATTCAAAAAACCGATATTGATACTCTTTTCTTTATTGATCGTCTTAATCTATTCACAAAAACTTCAGGTGTTATTTCTCCTGCTTTTACTGAAAAAGAAAGGGAAATGATTACTCTTGTTGAAAATACACAAACATGGGAAGATGTGGTTCGTGTAACGGATATGATCTATGAATATTCCAAAAAAGAACAAGAAGAAAAGAAAATGGAATTCAAAGCATTAGTTAAGACAATGAGAATTAAATCACAAAAATATGATTCTGATGAGGAAATGACAGAGAGTGATAATTTTGATGATAATTTTCTTGATGAAGAAATGACACAAGAAGAAATTGAAAGTCTAATGGAAGAATTGGAAGAATTGGAAGAAATGAGTGATTTAGATGAAATTACCAGTTTTACTGATAAATCATTTCGTCAAAAAGAAAAACAACTTGTTCAAGATAAACACAGTAAATATATTAGGGCTAAACTGCCAAAAGCTAATTTGTTGAATATTCTTTCCACACCAAAAGCTGTTTATTCACAAATTATTGCATATAATGAAAATGTATATCACTACAATCATATTAAAATAAAAAATGATTTTCTTAAGCGTAATGATCGCTATATTTCATTGCTTGTCAAAGAATTTGAAATGAAGAAAGCGGCAAAGAAATATAATAATTCAAAAGTATCTGATACTGGTGATATTAATATTAACAAGATTTATCGGTACAAGACGGATGATGATATTTTCCGTAAAGCAATGACTGTACCAAATGGTAAGTCCCATGGTATGATTATGTTGCTGGACCGATCAGCATCAATGAATGAAAGTATTGCAGCATGTATTGAACAGATTCTGGTACTTGTTTCATTCTGTAGGCGTGTTAATATTCCTTTTGTTGTTTATGGTTTTTCTTCTTCAACATCAGTAGGAAAATTTGATGGGCGACCACAAGGAAAACAGTTTTCAGAAGAAAATGATGATCTTGTATTTAATCAATTTAATCTTCGTGAAGTAATTAATAGTAATATGGGGATTAATGAATATAACAAAGCTTTGATGGGTATGATGATTCTTCAAAAGCTTTATCTTGAACGAAAAGCTACGCCCAACTCAGAAAATATGAGTTCTACACCATTGAATCAATCTCTGGTTGCCATGAATAGTATCATTAAGAATTTCAAGAAAAAGACTAATGTTGATATTGTTAATCTTGTTATTGTACATGATGGTGAAGCTGATGCTACTATCGGTATTTATGGTAAAAATATTATTGATAAATCTTATTCTATTGCTCGTGATACTGTTTTTATTCGTGATGAAGAATCAAATATTGAACTTAGAATGAAAAATGATTCTAAGAAAAATCATACAACATCATGTATTTTAAATATTCTTCGCAAAAAGTATGAATGTAATGTTATCGGATTCTTTGTCACTCCAAGAATTTATAAAACAAGAAGGATTATTAAGGGTATTCTTGATGAACAAAAATCATTTGAAAACCTTAAAGAAAATAGGTATCTAGAAATTACTTCAGAAGGATATGACAAATTCTTTATTATGCTTTCGGACACATCTGCTTTTGATGAACTTTATGATTTTGAAAACTATGAAATTAAAGGAAGTCCAACTGCAAGTAAATTGTCCAGTGCTTTGAAGAAGTTTAATAAGAAACGTGAAATTAATAGAGCAATGGTTAATAAGTTTATTTCCGAAATTGTTGCTTGACATAAATTGATTTATTTGATATAATAGTTTATCTTTTGAATAGAGGTTTATATAATGAAACGATCTGAATTGCGTGAAACTTTCCTGAATGCTCTGACTGCTACTGGTAAAGCTACAGTAACGCGAAGTGATATTATGGAACTATGTGAAACAAAAGGTATTAGTTTTCCACAATGGTTTGTCAATGATTCCATTAATCGTATTTCTCGTGGTGTTTTTAAAGTTCCGCAAGGAGAAAATGCTGTAGAAATGACTGCAAAGGTACTTCCCTTGAAAAAGATTGATAATGTCAAGACTGAATTGGAACAACAAAATCTGATTCCTGAAGTGTATTCAAATTATGTTTCTTTTGGTAATTTTAATGATCTTGTCAGTATTATTCAATCAAAGCAATTTATTCCTGTGTTTATTACTGGCAATTCAGGCAATGGAAAGACCATGTCTGTTGAACAAGCTTGTGCTAAACTGAAAAGGAAATTCATTTGTGTTTCAATGACAAATGAAACTGATGAGTCTGATCTTCTTGGAAACTATGTATTGATTGATGGTCAGATGGTTTGGCGCGATGGTCCTGTTACTGTTGCAGCGCGTGAAGGTGCTGTTTTGTGTGTTGATGAGATTGATTATGGCGCACAAAATCTATCTACTCTACAACGGGTTCTTGAAGGTAAGCCGTTTCTTTTGAAGAAAAAGAATGAACTTGTTGTTCCTGCTGAAGGTTTTACTGTTATTGCAACAGCAAATAC